GCTTTACGCTTGGCTTTAGGCATTTTAGAGGGCATGATTGCCCCCATACCGCGAGATGCCATCATCTCAGCACGCCTTACCGCCGTAAGCCATTTTTTTTATTTTCATCTTAGCCATACCGCCTTTAGCCATCTTGATCTGCGTACCCTTGGTTTTACCCTTGGTAGCAACACCATCACGACTAGGAGCTGCGGTCTTCACTGCACCCATCTTGCTTGCGGCAACGCCGCCCATGTTCATCTTTTTCATCGTAAATTCCTTTCCAACGGATTGAGGGACATCAACTTTCTTTGCAAACTTGGGATTGTTCGCTACTGCTTGCATGAACTTCTCTTGCTTTGCGCTAACTGTGGGCATTACCGCATCATCCCACGGGTCTTACCACGTTGAGCGATACCATCGCCACGCTTAGAGGCTGAACCTACAGAGCCACCTTTTTTAGCGGTGAACGTCTCGGCTTCTTCCATTTCAAACTCAGCCTTTTTAGGCTTAGGCTTGGGTTTTGGCGCAGGTTTTTTGGGCTTGTTTAGATCCGGTTCATACTTAGACGAATCCATATCTGGAGGGCTAGGCACATTTCTATTTGTTGACATCTTTATCATCCTTTTTTGGCGAGGGCGTCAATTTTTGCTTCAAGCCTTTCAAAGCCTGTATCAAATCGTTCCATAATCTTTTCAAGGTCTTGCCTAACTTCCGCACGAGTAATGTGATCACGGGCAATTTCTTCTCTCGTTTTGTTCAATAGGATCTGGATGCGCTGCTGTTCCTCATGGGAGTTTTTTAGCATAAACATCACCAGCCCTACTAAAATTGAAGTGACTAAGTTCCAAAGGATAATCGGGTCCATTTAGCACTTCCATCTACGTCTTGCTTGCCGTATCCGGCTATTTGGATCTTTGGCTGCTTCAGGGAATTGCTTCATCTGACCGGCTGATCGCGCACAAAAAGACTTTCTGCGAGCTGCGTCTTTTGGTCCGGGGTTGTCTGAAGTAACAGCCGTCTTGAGTTTGCTGCCAGGATTAGCCTTGCGATAAGCTGCAACACCTTTCTCCGTCATGCCAGCACCTTGCTTGGTAGGGCGGAAATTGCCTGACTTAACTGAAGTGGCAATCCCCATGCCTTTGGCCTTAGCCATAATAGATCTGCGCCGCTTGGATGTTGCTCATATACCCATACACCGCTGTGGTAGCTAAAACGCCTTCACCGGGGATAAATGGTGCATTTTGGAAGACGTCGGTTGCATCAACCTCGTATGTCAACAACCACCGACCCACTGCATAAACAGCAGCAGGCGTTCCTGTGATGGTTCCGCTATTGATGTCCGTAATAGAAAAACTGTCAGCGTCTATTCGGGTTACGGTATACGTCCCGTCAGTTGCAGTTCCGCCTGTACCAGTAGCAAAGTGGATACCTATAACAGCGCCGCTTGTAAGTCCATGCGCTGTTTTTGATACCGTTACGGTTGTACCTGACCGGCCATAAGTAACACTTGCAGTGACGGGTGCAGCGGCAGCATCAAACAAAACTAATGTGCCATCTGCTGCACCAGAGCCAACCATAGAAATGCCTTTTACACGGTTGCGGCCTACAACAAAAAAACCGCTACCGTTTAGATGGGCCTGCTTTACATCGGTTTGCATCCCCATGATGCACTCCTATCAGGAATCAGCGAAGGGTGTTGCGGGGGAGCCTGTGCAATTAATAACGCCGGTCACCATGTACTTCAGTGCCGCAACTGCAACAATCTGAATCCACGAACCAGCTACACCGCCAGTTGTGCCACCGTTGAGGTTGATAAAGTCGTTAGTTGCGCCAGCAGTAAACCCAGCCATCGCGCCTGAAGAGTCAGTGTCCACCGACAGAATCGTACCAACATACTTATCAGTACCGTCTGTAGCAATCTTGAGCGATGAAGTTGCAATTGTCGTTGGCACCCAAATGGTATAAACCACACCCTCGTTATTGGAGGTATTGGGGTCATTACCGGGGCCAGAAGACGCAGCGTTAGCCGAGGTGTTGATTGTGGCAAGCGTAAGAGTAAGGTCAGCAGCTAGCGTTCCACCAACAGAGATAATTCTGCCGCCGTGCGATACGGGGTTAAGTGTGGTACTAGAAGTGATTTCTACGATGGTAGACGGGCCTTGCTGATAAATACCGCCCAGCGATCTTACTGGACCGTCAAAGGTACTAATTCCCATGATAATTCCTTATGCACAAGTCGCTTGCTAATCGGTGCATCGTCTGCTGGGACAGTTTAGCAAGCTGGTTTCCCAGATGGCTTTTTATATCAGGTTATTGAGGGGGTGTCAATACAAGTTTTGCACGGATTAGTGCTAAATCGTTTTCAGTAGGTTTTGAGTCGACGCCACCATATCTAAAACTGTACCCAGCTAAACGGCCTTTTGTTAAAGGTTTACCAGATATCAAAGCCCTACGAAGGGTCGGCATTTTCATCCCGTAATGGTTAAGCGCCGCAGTGAGGCTTGGGAATAAAACGCCATCAGGCATAACAAATACAGTTTTGCTCATCTTTTCTTTTGCTTCCTCGGTATGTTTACGCCCTAGCCAGTGCATATGGCTACGGCCTGCTTCAATATTTGCGCGGATCTTTAAACGTCCTTCTTCTGAAACCTTACGCCCTTCTGCTTTTGGCTTACCCCGTTGCGTTGCGCCAATCTTTGCCTTTGTCTCATCTGATAGTGTTTTGCCATATCGGTAGTGGTTTTCCCCAGCAGTTGGCGTTCTGTTTTGTCTGATCTTTAATCGAGTTTCTTCGGTGTGCTTCTTTCCAACACGCGGGTGGTTAAAGTAGTCCGCAGCATAAAACTCTTTAAGCGTCTCAGAAATTTTTTCTTTTTGTTGCTGGGCCATCACTTTGCCAAAATTTGGTGTAGCTTGTGGCGGGGCGTTACGCCAAGGCGCATCCGCAGAATACCCAGAGTTGTAACACATGGGTTGCCCAACATGCTGAAGTAAATAAATATCTTCTACTTGTTGGAGGGACATACCTCCCGGAACAATCTCAACAACCACAAACTCAAACTTATCTTCGCCGTATTTATTCCACGATGCTTGTAGATGTTTGCAATGATGCCTGTTACCGCGAAGCAACTTACGGTGTTGCCTGAAGCGCACTTTCTTATTTGTCGTGCTACCTACATAAAACTTGTTGTTGACCACGTTGATGATTTTATAAATGACTTGTTCCATATTTCCTCCGTTACAAAGCCATAACCGTAATGTACCAGAAGGAACCAACAACGTCAACAAACAAAGAAAAAGCCACCCGAAGGTGGCTTCCAAATCAAGCTAAGTGCTTGATTTTATTGGTATTAGGCTCCTGAGCTGCCATAGATACCTAACGGATCGCTCACTCCAAACGAGTATCGCTCTCTCGCTTTATATCTTACATTCCCGGTATCAAAATCACCATCCATTGAATTTTGTAACGGTGTCCGTACAAAATGCTTCAGGCCGTTAGGAACATCGGTCGTCAGGAACCAAGCGTTAGTATCGGTCAAGAAGTGATTAACCGTATAACCCTCGGGGATCGAGCCGTTGTTCTTAATGGCGTTGATGTCGTTGTTGTTTGTAGCAACACGAAGTTCGGTTTCCAGCAAACGGGTTGCAACGAACATCAAAGCAGGAGGAATGACCAGCTTGCGGGGTTTAGCAGCGATCAAAAGCCCACGTTCATCAGTCCACGCAGCGATTTGAATCACTGCATTTTCCAACGAGGTTTCGTTAAGATCCACGCCCGTAGCGGTCGTGTTGCTGTTGACACCACCAGAAACCAGCGGATGCGAAGTTGAGAACAAAGGCTGACCGTCACCGTAAGTTACCGTGGCAGCAAAACCGTTATTCAAAACAGCAGCAGCTTTTACCTGCTTGGTATAAGCCATCGACCGTGCAAGTGCTTTGGTGTAACGAGCAGACAAAGAGTCATACAAGTTATCTTCAATCGCTTCTTCAGTGATTGAAAAGCCATAAGCAATGGTCTCGTGCGTATAACGTGCGGTCCAAGCTTCCTGCGCGTTGTCGTAAGCAATTGCTGCGCCTTCGTTTTTGACTGGGGCGGCAGTAAAGCCTGACAGCTTGGTTTCCTCTTCAAACGAGCGTTCGGAAGATTCAGTTTCGTAAATCTCTTTATGCTCTTCGCCATACTTTGCATACTCCAAACCGAACAGGGCGTTCAGGCCGGGGAGCAGCTCTTTCAATAGTTGTGCGCGTGAAATAGCCATTTAAATTTCCCCTTACAGACCGGTTGGGTTGTAGTAGGCATGACCACCCAAGAAGGTAGAACCGCTAATGTTCGGCATATTGAACTTAACGATAGCTTCAGGATAGTAAACAGTGCCACTATAGGTAAACGCCGTATCCGGCACCAAATCAACGATACGAATTGGTAACGTATCGGTTACCGCAGCAGAACTCAACAAAATTGCTTGTTGAGAATCGTAACTAACAGTATTAAGCGTATTAGCTACCAATGCTGCATTGTTATTGATGTTGGTGTAGGTTAGACCCGAAGTCGTCGAAACAACCGTCGTGCCAGTAACTACAGCGACTTGGAACAACTGATCAGGATCTTCACAAACAAAGGCGGTGATAAAGGTGTTAGCCTTTACCGAAGTACCGCTGATCCATGCCTGTGAGAAGGTCGGTTGGCCGGTTACAGAAGAAACAAACTGACATCCTAGAAAGACGCCAG